CCCGGTTGACCAGCTGCATATTAAGCAGCCGCACCAGTTCCTCATCGCCGCGGTAGATCCGCTTGTATACCTCGTGCTCGAGCTTGAGTGCTTCCACTGAGACATGTTGGTCAAAGCGGGTGACGTCAAGGAACACTGCGACAGGATCTCGCAATGACTCCCAGGCTTGCCGGAGCGTGCGCGCACGCTCAACAGCATTCTGGCCCTTGCAGACAACGGTGGCCCCGTTGATCTTGTTGATAGCTTCATAGACGCTATGCTCCCTGGGTTTCAGATATAGCCCCAGAGCGGCGCAGTATCTTGCGTCCCGGGGTTGTATCACGCGTGGGGTGGACGAGTCTTTGTCACCGTCCACCTTTTCGGCTTTGACAAATACGCTGATGTAGGCGTCTTGGGCCTCAATCGGTCGCAGCTCGAGTGAGGCAACCGCGCGCTCGTAGACTCGAAGTCGTCGCCCCCGGTAATACTCTAGGAACTTCCTAGGGCTCACCGGGGGGCCCGCCTTAACCGAGTCTCCAAGCTCGCGAAACCTCTCCCGGAGCTTTTTGTCAGTACCTAGTCGTGGCGCCAGAGGAGGGTCGGCAAAGGTGCCATCCTCCTTGTTCCTGCACGACATCACGCGCTCAACAACCCCATGGATCGTGGTCTCTGCGTCGCGTCCGTGTACAACGTGCCTCATAACACCCCCCAGGTCTGCGTAGGTGTACAAAACACGTTCTTTCTCCACCGTCGCGCCTCCCGTCCTAATCTCGAGCGTGCCGTCGCGAAACCGAGTCACCCCATTGCGGCTGATGGGATAGGATGTCTTGGTTTGCATAGCTCGGACAGTACAGGGGCCGACCTAGACGCGCGCTGTTGAGGCACGTCCAGACGAGCTTTGCTCCATGAGCGAGCGCAGCCTCTTGACCTCGCGGGAGTCAAGTAGGCGCGCTGCGTCGAGTTCGCCCTCGGTCGGGACGAAGATCATGGCAACAGCCATCTTCAACGCATCGCCCATGTCGCACTTCCTCATGTTTGCCCACTCTGGGTGGGTCTCAAC